TGTGCATAGTTGTCAGGATTCAAATATCCATCAACTGCACCATTGACAAACAAACAAGGTTTATATCCCAACCAGTCCTGAATTTCCTGTTGTGTCATTCCAACTGCATCATCTGTATATGTCACAGATGTATCAGGATTTGAATTTGAAAGGTCAATCTGAAGACCAAGAACCTTCCAAGATGCCATATTCATTGAATATTCACCAAAATACTGAAGTTCAAGGGTTTGTGTTCCCTGTGTTACAGGATTTGTGAATGTCCAAGTACCAAGGTTTGGAAGTGCAAGAATGACTTCCTGTGTATCAGGTACAGTTGCAGACACTTGTGTTGTTCCATCAGTTGCAGTGATTGTTTCACCAACCAGTGTTTCATCTGTGGAAATCTTAACCTTTACCAACTGACCAAGGGTCTGATTCATTTTATCTTCCATTTCATCAAGAAGTGCTTCACAGGCAATTGTGACTGCTTCAACAGTGTTATCCTGAAGATTCTTCCAAGTGTCCAGTGTGTCAAATAATGCCACAGGTGTTTGAATTGTAAGACCATCAAATGAAACCCTGTACAAAGGCATTTCATTCACAAGGTCACCAGTCAGTTCTGTGATGTCCCCTTCAGTGTATTCAGGGTCAACAGGATTTGATTCAACTGAAGTTCCCTTGATAACCTTGAAGGATGCAGATTCAATTCCTGTGGTTGAATCCTTTTCATATCTGATGACCACAAGGTCATTTCTTTTCAGTCCCTGTGTTCCATTGTCAAACACCACTTCAGTGTATGTGTTTTCCACCTGTCGCAAGTGTCTACCCTGCATCAAGATGTCACCATCCATGATTCTGACTTTAGTGTTTGAAATGATGGATGCACTGAACTTGTTTCCCCTATCAAGGACAAACTGTCCATTTCCCATCATTGCAAGATTGAAGGAACCTGCATCACTTGCAGTCACATGTTCCTGTCCTGCATAACCTGTCACAAGATGCATACTCATGTTTAACTACCACCTTTCTTTTTATTCACCAACCTTGTGTTCAATTTTGATTTGGTTCTTGTTTATAGTCACAATTTTTTTGATAATCGGTTTTGACATTGTGATTCCTGTGACCAATTCCCTTGCACCAACAATGTCATCAATGTCATATTCTTGGGATGCATCCAACTGAAGTTCCAGTTTTCCATCCTGCATTGCTTCTTCCAAGGTTTCCCTTCCAAGTTTGTCCAGTTCTTCCAAGGATTCCACATTTGCATTGTCATAGGTGTCTGTGACTTCATCCAATCCAAACTGTGTCTGAACTGTGGAAATGGTTCCTTCAGTGTCTACATACAAATGAATGACTTCCCTTTCTGCAAGTTCACCCCTTCCAAGGCAAATCAGATGATTCACAGGTCTGTAATTCTTTTCAATGACAAACTTGATTTGGTCACTGTCAAATTCATCATCTTGTGAATAGTCCACAATAGGAAGTGCAGAAATGACCATCTGACCTTCTTCAAAGACAAAGTGAAGTTTTCCACCAACTGTCTTCAACATCTTCCTGATTCCAGTGTACCCTTTCACATATCTGTTGAATTGATATGAAGAAATGTTCAATCCTGAATCTTCTGAAGATGCTTCAAAAAGGTCATCCAGTCCAAGTCTTTCAATCAAAGTCTGAAGGATTTGGTTTGCTTCACCTGAAACAATGAAATAATCTTCACCACTGTCAGGTTCAATGACCTTGGATTCAAGAATTCCATGCCAAGTTCTACCACCATAAACAACCAGTTTGTTTTCAGTTTCAACCCTGATTCTGTCAATCACACCACCATATTCAGTTCCTTCACAGTAGATGATGAAACCTGATTCACAACAGTGATTTGCAGTGGAAACTGTCATTTCAAAATTGTTTTCATCATCACCAAAGGCAAGGTCAAGAATTGGATTCAAGAACACACCTTGGTCTTCCATCTGTGCATTTGCATAAATCAAATCCATTTTGGTTCACTTCTTTCTTCATATAGAATGACATCAAAACCATAATATCCATCCCATGTCACCACATTCTGTCCTGAAGGAATCTGTTGGAAGATATATGAATTCTTGTTTCTTTTGTTGAAAACATTTTCTTCTGTTCCATCATAGTGTGTCAGGATGATGGTTTTGGTCAATGAATCAATTGACAGATATTCATTTTCCCCAACTTCCACATTGACCTGATATGTATGACCTGCAATGTGAATTGTTGGATTTGTGCAAGTTCCATAGATAATCATTTTGAATGCACTTGCAACAAAACCTGTGTTGTTCAGGGTTTTGTTCAACATTTCTGAAGTGTAGTCATACGGAAAATCAAAATTGTAGTCAAAGTTTCTTTTTCCAAGGACTATTCCACTTCTTAACTGTGAACCCTGATTGTTGTCATCCCCTGATGACACAGTTGGTCTGAACACAACAGTTGTTTCCTTTATCCAAGAAGGAAAATCAGTTGTCATGGTCAGACTTGTCTTCAATAATCTTTTATCAACCAAATATTTGGATTTCTTGGATGCCTTCAGGAAACATTTGCAGTAATAATCACCCACAATCATCTTTCCATGTTGTGCAACCAAGACATCCTTTTCAATGACTTCAAACAATCTGTTCTTCAGTTCCAGTCCTTCTTCTTCAGACTGACATCTGATGAAAACAGGAATGGTCTTGTTCACAATTCCCTTGGTGAATTCTGAAATCCTATCATTTGCACTGATAGAATTCCAGTCATAATCACGCAAGTCAGATTCATTTGCAAACAGACCATCCTGACCAAAGTTCAAAGTTTCATTGATGTGGTTGACATATTTATATTTTTCAATCATATCAGTCCACCACCTTCACAAGTCTTGCAAATTCCCTGTTGTTGATGTTGAACTTCATGTTTTCCAATGCAGTCATCATCTTCTTCACAAGGTCATTGTCAAGGTTTTCAATTGCTTCAATCAAGGTTTCCAGTGCTTCCACAAGTGCCTGATTTTGACTTGCAACTGCTTCTGCAACATAACCCTGTAAAACATCAATTGGTGCAACTGCTTCTGCACCTGCTTCACCACCAACTTTTGCCCTTCCAGTTGAAGGGTCATAGTCAAACAGTGTAGGTTGTGTCAAAATACCACCTTTTGCATACCAGTCAATTCCAAATGTAGGAACTGAAGGTGGATTCAGACTGAAACTTCCTGAAATACTGAAGTGTGGAAGTTTCAAATGTGGAAGTGACCATTCAAAGTTGAAGAAACCTTTGATTTTTTCAATAGCACTGGAAACAATGTTCTTTGCACTGTCCATCACACTTTGAATTGTGTTCTTGATGGAATTGAAAATGTTGGTCACAGTCTGTTTTGCCTGATTGAATCCATTTGTGATGGTTGTTTTGATTGTAGTCACCACTGTACTGATAACAGTCTTGATTGTGTTCCAAATGGTCTGAATGTAAGACCAAACTGCATTCATGATTGTTGTGATGACTGTTTTGATGTTATTGAATCCAGTGGAAATTCCCTGTCCAATAGCATTCACAACACTGAACACTGTGTCTTTGATTGTGTTCCAAACACTGACAATCACATTCATCACATTCTGAATGACAGGCATGATTGATTCAAATGCCACATTCAAAACACCTGAAATCAGGTCAACCAGTGCGGTAATAACTGGAACCAAATATCCTTCAATGACACCCTGAACCAGTTCACTGATAATTGCAATCAGTGGTGGAAGAATTGCATTCAGCAATTCAATCAATGGTGTCAGAAGCATCATCAACAGGTCAATGAATGGTTGTAATAATGACAAAATAGGTTGTAATAGTGGCAACAGTGGTTCAATTAGTGACATCAGAAGTGGAAGAATCATCTGCACAATTTCAACCAGTGGTGGAAGTAACATTGAAACCAAATCCACAATCACAGGAAGAATTGCTTCCACAATTTCAGTCACAGGTGGAAGAATCTGTTCCAAAAGGTCAAACAGAATAGGAAAAATCTGTTCACCCAAATCCATCAAAGGTGGAAGAAGTCTGTCCAACATACCTGTCAGAATTGGTGACAATCTTTCAATAATACTTGAAATGTATGGAATTGCCTGTTGAATGTAGTCAGATGCCTTTTCAACAATAGGCATCAATGCACCACCAATCTGAATTCCCATTGACTGAAATGCCCTTTTTGTTTGGTCAAGGGAATCAGTCAGATTCACAGAATTGTCAATCAGGTCATCAGATAACACAAGACCAAGGTCATGTGCCTGTTGTTTCATTTCTTCCAAAGAACCTGCTTCACCATTCAGAAGTGGCATCAGTTCAGTTCCTGACCTTCCAAAAAGTTCAGTTGCAAGTCTTGCCTTTTCAGTTTGGTCTTCAACACCCTGAAGTGCAGACAAAGTGTCCCACATGACATCTTCCTGACTTCTGAAGGTTCCATCTGCATTTGTGACTGCAACACCAAGTCTTTCAAACTGTTCTACATTGGATGCAGTTCCATCCCTTGCACCATCCATTGCAGATGTCAGGGATTTCATACCTGCCTGAAGTTGGTCAACAGACATTCCTGACTGTGAACAGATGAAATCAAGTTCCTGATAGGCTTCCCTTGAAATTCCAATTTTTTGTGACATCTTGTCAATGTGGTCACCTGCTTCTGCACTGGAAGTTGCAACCTTCATCAATCCACCAACTGCCACAGTTGCACCACCAACAATTGCAGTTCCCCACTTTGCAACAGTTCCAATTCCTGAAGTCAGGGTCTGACCAAAACTGGATGCCTTTTCAGTTGTACTGTCAATCTGTGAATTTGCTTCTTCAGAACCTTCAATTGCTATGGTTCCAATCAACTTGAATAAATCCATGTAGTTTCATCCCCTTTCCACAGGGTTTTTATTATTTTTCAGGATTGAATCCTGATAGAATGTCCATACTTGTTTGAATAGTTGTTTCAAAGGATGATTCTGTGAACTTTCCCTGTTCTTGTTTCATCATGTCTTCATCCACTGCCTGTGAAAATTCATTCCAAGACCTGTCAAAAATCTTGTGCATGAAATATTCCCACTTGATGTCTTCATCATGCAATTTCATGAATTCATCAATGAATTCACAGAACCTGTTTGTTCTGATATATCCATCTAATAACAAAAAAGGACTTGCATATTTGTGAAATAGCAAGTCCATGAATTTGATGTCCCCTATCCGAACAACTTTGAAACAACCTGCATAAAATCCTTGAATTCTTCCTTTCCAATGACATCCATAATCAACTGGAAGAAGTCACCCATAGGAAGTTCTGCAATGTCCTTTTCAGTCATACCTGTCAAGGATGCAAGAAAGGCATACAAGTCACCTTTGATTGAAGGAAGGTTTTTCATCACCACATTTGCAATTTTAAGGACAACCTGAACACCAACTGCCTTTGGTATATCAACAACATCTTTTCCTTCAGACTGTTCAATGATTTTCTGAATTTCCTTGTCCTTAAAACAGGAAGCAATGTCATCCATTCCAATCTTTGAAATAATCTGTGACATAGGGAAAATGTCTTCAGATGTTAAGTTTCTAATTTCATAATTTTTCATACAATCATCCTTTCTTCAAACCATCCACCCTGACAACCTGAATCTTGTTCAAGTCATCAGGGTGTCTGAAATTCTCAATTGTTTGATTAGTTTCCAGTTCCACTGGAAGAACTTGAAGAACTACTTGAAGTAGTTGTTTCAGTTGGATAGTAGATGTGATATGGTAACACATCAAGGTTTCCACCTGAAAGGTCTGCCCTGCATTCAACAGTTGCAGAAATTGCACTGTTGGACTTGTTCTGTGCATCAGTTCCAAGACCATTGGTGCAAATAGCATAGTCAAAAATAACAATGATAGGTTTTCCAGTCACTGTCTTTCCAACAAAAGCAAACTTTTCAAAGTAGTCACCACTTTCAATCTGTGGTTTGCCTTCAATCAGATTCATGTTGGAATCTGCTGAAGTTCCAGTCTTTCCAAGTGTCAACTTCTTGATTAGTTCACCAGTAAGTTCTGCAAAGTTCACTTCCATCTGTGCAGTTTCACCTGTCTTGATGTCAGAAATGCCCTTTGTCTTGACATTGACACCATCAATTTCAGGGTCATAGATTTCAGGTGTGATTGTCACCTTGGAACCACCCTTTGTTGCACCAAAGATAGTGTCATTGAAATTCCAAGAACCATTGGTGTATTCAAGTCCCACATGAATAGTTCCTGCACCAAGAAGAATCTTGTCAGGTGTGGCAGATGTGACACCATGATTCAATACGTTTGAATAATCAGGCATAATGTTCACCTTTCCTTTCTTCATTCTGTGACTGTAAAGTGTTTCACAGTCAGATTGATTTGCATTCTTTTCAGGTCATCCTGTCCTGTGGGAACAGGGAATGTATCTGAATAAAAAATGACAACCCCTGAACCATCTGTCAGTGTTGCCCTTAATCCACTAATCTGTGGAAATGTCTGTCTTATAGTTTCCTTTGCCTGTTCCAGTTCCAACCAAGTTCCTTTTGTTGTCCCTGTCAGGATGAATGTTGATTCTTCCAAACCATCTTCATCCATTGGTTCAACTTCAGTGTATTCACCAATCCAATATGGATATTGAACTTTTTTGTTCCACTGCATGAAACAATATGGAATCAGTTCAGACAAGGTGTTGTTGATATATGCAAGAACTTCTTTTCTCATATACTTCCAAACCTTCTTTCTGCTTCTTTGATGATTGCTTCCTTCAGTGATGTGAATGCATTAAACAATGCCCTGTTTGGTGTCTTTCCAAGTGTGAAATGTCTTTCTCCTGATTCATCAGTGTAGAACCATCCACCTTTTCTTCCATCACCTTCCAGTGCATATTCACCAGTTCCAAATTCTTCCCAAATAGCATTTTCATAATTGGAACCAATGTACACTTCAAATGAACCTTCATTGACTGCATGTTCAAATGAACCCTTGGTCTTTCCTGTCCTGACCCTTGAATTCTGTTTTGCCTGTGCTTCAACTTCACCACCGACTTCTTCAAGGAAGGCAAGTGTTTCTTGATTCAATTTGTCCTTCACTTGGACACTGAAATCTTGAAATTCAACTGACATTCTGACCACCACCCACAAACTTCAGATAGAATTCCCACTGATAATGCAATTCCATAGGGTCATCCACAAAACTGATGTCATAGACATCACCATTGACCAAAAGTCTTGCAACATCAGGTGTCACTTCAGTGATGACTACAATGTCACCATCCTGTTTCTGAAGTTCCTTTGATGTGGGAACCCAAGTGACATCATCCACAACCACTGTTCCTGCATCAAAGTCTGCAATAAAGACATGTGTACTTTCCTGAATCTTTGCATTGTAGTTCCTGAAGGATGCTTCACCACCCATCATGTCCAACCATCCAACAAATGTCATCACAGTTGTCCAAGAAGGAACCAGTTCACCAATTTCATTTGGTGTTGAAGTCTTGATTTGCAGGTATGCAGTTGTGTTTCCACCAATCTTCTTCATGTTCAGAACTTTGCCTTCATAAAAGGTTTCAAGAAACCAAGCAGGGAAACAGGATAACCCATGACCTGATTTGAAC